TCAATTCAAAAAGGCGTTGGTCCGGAATATTGCCTGTAGTGTCGATCTTCGTGTCAATCGTATAATAATGACATTGGTTGGTGAAAAAGAAGAAACAGGCAAAAGCTCCTTTATTGAATTTCTTTGTCCACCAAATCTAAAAAATTATTACACTGAATCGCCATTAGACAATACCAAAGATTCAGAAATTCAATTATCAGAAAATTTTATCTGGAATTTGGAAGAATTGGCCGCTCTTAACGCATTGGAGATAAATAAACTCAAAGCCATCATTAGTAAAATATCTGTGAAGCAACGGGCAGCATATAAAGAATTTCATGAGGTAAATCCCAGGCGTGTCAACTTCTGGGCTGCTACAAATAAAACGGATTTCCTTACCGATGATCAAAACACACGCTGGCTATGCTTTGGCGTTAAATCCATCAATTTCGATTATAACAACATCCAGACAGGTGTAAAAAACGTCGATATCAATCAAGTATGGGCACAGGCATGGCATTTGTATAAAAACGGCTTTGAATATCGCCTAACGGCTTCTGAATCGCTGCAAAGGGCTAATGTGAATAAGGAATATGAATCAATTTCCTTTGAACGTGAAATAATTCAAAAACTTTATAAACCCGCTATTGAGCCGTATGGCGTTTTTATGACCAATGCCGAAATAATGGTAGAAATCGGCAATTATACCAAAGTATCGCATAAATCAAATATTTATGCCGTTGCCAGAGCGATGAAACAATTAGGATTTACCCCTGGCATTAAAAAAGTCAACGGAAAAACATGTAGAGGTTACAAAGTCGAAGAATTGACTCCTTTAAACACTGTCGAAGAATTGATACCTACCATTAAACCTTAAACCACTGTAACCAAAAACATCTGTATACCGACAAAATTATAATTAACACCTGTTTAAATTAAATTTAGGCAGGTGTTAATTATTTTAATGCAAATAAAATCAATGCCAGTTACAGTTACACTGGTTTTTCAAAAAACTTCTCACGTATATGTAACATTTATAAAATATATGTATATTGAAAAACTAGTGTAACATCTGTAACTAGTGTAACTATATATAAATATTATTATTATTATTATTATATTTATATAGTAAAGAGCGTATTATGTAATTTAAAATAACAAAAAACGAGGTTACACTACAAGTTACACTTGCTAAGAATCAATTATTTAACCGTAAACCATTATTGTAAATGCCTAAAAATCAATCAGAATCACGGATACAGTCAAACTTCATTACTTGGCTATGGAACACTTATCCACGTACGCGAGGGTTGGCATATCACATACCTAATGGTGGCTTACGCACCCAACGTGAGGCAATGACATTAAAGGCAATGGGCGTACTGCCTGGCATTCCGGACGTACATATAGTCATAGCAGCAAGAGGGCACAACAGCTTATATATAGAGTTTAAAGAGCCTAATGCGCGTATCAATACCGAGCACCATAAGAAACAGTTGGCAGTGCATGAAGTGTTAAGGAGTGCAGGACATGCTGTATATGTGTGCACGTCTGCAGAGGATGCGCAATGTATTGTATTGGAGTACTTAGAGAATACTTATTGGATAGCATCGTAATTATTATTAAGATTAATTATAAATAAAACTTACGTAAGGTTTTACTTATTATATGGTGTGTGTGAAAGTATTTTTATTAAAATAATTATATATTTGTTTGTATAACTAATTAAAAGCCAAGGTACTTCCAGACACTTAAATTGTTTACGCAATAAATGCGAAGCTTCGAGGTAGGGAGTGGTTAGTGGTATTTCGCTAAATGTAGCTGTATGGTGGCTTTGTGGCTATATTTTTGTAACTTGTAGCCACAATCAATAATTAAATTCAATGGCAGTATACTCACGTTCAGAGTTTTGCGAAGTATCTGGGATTCTAACAAGGCAAATAAGTATCTACGTAAGCCGTGGTAAACTTTACTTGGATGAAAATGATCGTATTGATTGTGATATTGAACCCAATAAAACATTCTTACAGAAGCGATTAAGTAAGGGTAAGGCGAAACCAAAGCCCGAAAACAATATTGAAGCTGAGCCAGTTGTAAAAAAAATACGTCCCAAAGAAACTGCTGATTATGCCGTACTTACCGAATCTATGCAATTGGATTTGGAACAAAAGCGGTATAGCGTTAAGAAAACTAAGGTTGAATTGGAATTAAAGGAGATTGATAAGCAAAAAAAACTGGGTGCTCTCATTCCTTTGGACCTTGTAAAACCTATTATGTCTACTTTGACACACTCAATTATAACGGAAGTGAAGAATTATATGGAAGAATTTCTGAGGGATACCGCTAAGATTCATAATATATCCAATGCTTCTATAGCTGAGAGTAAAGGAATATTGGTGAAAGGCCTTAACAAAGCTGTGGATAAAGCTGTGGATAGTTCCTTAAAAAAGGTAAAAGTAATTGTTTCTGAGTTTTCAGAAACCAGAAGGGTGGGCGAACATGACTAATTATCTTGGACAGGCTACCGAGCTCCTTCAAAGTTCCCGGTTTAAATTATCGGACATCAAGCCATCCGATTGGGCTGAGCAAAATTTAATAATGGGTAAACCTTTTCCGGGACCATTTAAATATAAAGGTCGAACCCCTTACACTCAAGAAATTATTGATTGTATGGCACCGGACCACCCGGCCAGGGTAATTGCCTTTATGAAAGGTGCGCAATTTGGTGGTACTGCTGGGATTGTAATACCATTTTTAGGCTGGATGATGCAGAATGCACCAGGTAATACCGTGTTTACGGTAGGTCATGAGTCACTTATTGATCCGGCCATGGCTAAATTCGATGCTATGCTCGACAGTACAGGGCTTAGAAAGCTGATTGCATCGTCGGCGCAAAGGGTGAAGGGTGGTAAAACTGGCGATACGAATTTTAAAAAAGAGTTTCCTTTCGGGTATGTGCTGGTTACAAGTGCTGATAATCACAAGATTTGGAGACAGGTAGATTATCAATACGGTTGTGTCGACGACTATGAGGCTATTAAGAAAGCTTCTAAAGAGTCAGGGGACACACTTAGCATGATACTTCAAAGGTTTGCAGCATATGCGGACAGTATGAAGTTGCTATTAATGTCAACACCTGAGCGCGACGCCACTAGTAATATAAAGCCTGCGTTTCTTGCAGGGGACCAGCGTTACTATTTTATTCCGTGCCCGTGTTGTGGGGTGCCCATTGTTTTGAAATGGCAAATTAAGATTGACGAAAAAAATAATGCTGGTATCACCTGGCAAACCGATTCGGGTGGTAGGATTATTAAGGATAGCGTGGGGTATATATGCCAGGAATGTGGCGATTTTTTTAATGACAGAAATAAAACTAAGATTGTGGACAGTGGTTTCTGGAAACCAACGGCCGAACCTTCCCAGATTGGTTACTATTCTTATCATGCCTCTAGTCTTTTAGCGCCCGTTGGGATGCATGATTGGTATTATTATGCCAATATGTATCAGAAAGCAAACCCCGTGGGGCAACCCAGGGAGGAACATATCTATAAAGCATTCGTAAATTTATGTTTGGCTGAGACTTATGTAGAGCCTGCAGAACAATTATCAGCTAATTTATTACAGAAAAATATCAGGGAGTATGAAGCTGGTACCGTTCCGGAAGCATTAAGCCGTAAAGATGGCAATGGTGATATAATTCTTATTACCTGTGCTGTCGATATGAACGGTACAGTATACAACGAGTCCCGTAATTTTTCGGATGATGCAAGATTAGACTATGAGGTGATTGCCTGGTCAGAGTCAGGCGCTTCTTATTCGGTGATTCATGGATCAGTGGGTACATTCATTCCTAAAGAGGGAAGCATGAAAGTTAAAGCGGTCCGGACAAAATGGACTTATGAATTTAACTGTGAAAATTCTGTTTGGCCAGAGCTGGACAAGATTCTGGACGCTGATTATTTGAGTGATACAGGTCTTAAAATGAAAATAATGTACACGGCTTTGGATACCGGACACTTTACTGAGGCGTATGCATACCCATATATTGATCAAAGACGTGTGGGAATCATAGGAATCAAGGGAGATAAAGAGGATTCTTTCACTCGGTATGGTGTCAACGTGGCCAAATTTACACCAATGGCTTCACGGAAAAAGATATTTATCCTGAAGGTTGGTATGTATAAAGACAATCTTGCGCAGCTAATGGGGCTGCGTTGGGACCAGGGGAATGACGCAGTGCAGCCGGTAGGCTTCTGTAACTTCCCGCATCCTTCGGGTGGTAAATATGAATATACTACTTACTTCGAGCACTACGAGGCTGAGGAAAAGGTAGAGCAAAAAGATAAGTCCGGGGTAAATATGTCCTATATCTGGAAAAAGAAAACTACTGCCAATGTTCAGAACCACTTCTTTGATTGCCGCCTCTACAACATGGCGTGCCGGGATATTTTTCAAAAGATTGTTTGTGATAAAATGAAAATAGAAAATACCTGGTCAAACTTTGTTTATAAAATTAAGCAGGCGTATAGATAATTAATAAAAAATTATTATATTGCTTTCCATATATTTGGGATTTACCATAATTAAAAAACGTAACATGAAAAATTTTATCTTTACATTTCTGCTTTCCGCACTTGTGTTGTGCGCCGGGTTGAACGTGAGTTTCGGATCTCACGAAATCAAAAAGTTCGATAAGGTCAAGATTGAAAAGTCGTATGAAATGAAAACTGTTGACCTGGTAGTGCAGGAAATTTCACCTGCTGATTTGAATATTTTTAAGTTGCAAGGTATAAAGCGATCTACTAGTATTAGTTTTGAAAGAAATGATCTGAATAGTTTTATATTGCCATTGAAGCGGCCCAATAAAATTATAAAGACTAATAAAAATTATTCTGCCAAACTTAAGATTAGTAAGAAATATTTGTGTAGGTCTACCTGTTAGGTTATCTATAAAAATGTTGATATGATAAAAAAAATACTCTACAATTGTAGGGTATTTTTTTTATAGTTAGAATAAAATTTAAATGATTCCGAATCTGTATTTCGTTTTAGAAATTCTAAATTGCTATCATCCTCTGTGTACCTATTAAGTTCTGTGGTGTGCATCCCGCCACCACAGAGGCCGGTACCATGTTTAATACCAAGGCAAATATTGCCAGGTGATTTAACTGTAAGTCCGTTTTTTATTGTGGACCATAGGTGAATATCTGTATATGGTTGATGATCGACGCACCAATCAAATGTTAGATCGGGTTTTATCAATGTGCTCATTGCTGAACTGCGGGTACGGTGAAACATTGTATAGTATTTTCGTAGTCCTATGTGGAAATAGATTGTGTTTTGAAGTCCAAATATATCTTTGCAGCCATTATCCAGCCACAATTGCAGCATTGTTAACATGTAATCAGGTGAATAATAATCGTCATTTTCTATAAGAAATAAGATATCAAATCCTTTATTTCTAAAATAGTCGTAACCCTTTCGGTATCTGGCTGTTATATCGCATTCGTTTGATACGGGCTTGTGGTCAACTAAGCATATTTCAAATTTTTTAAGGAAATTAAATTGATTAATTGTCTGCGCCTTAATCATCCGTAAACATTTTTCTAAAAGCTCAGGACGGTCTCCGCGGTCTGGTATTATTATTCCGATGTTCATATGAGCTCGTTGTGTGATTGCGTAAAAGATCTGTGAAATTTTTCGACAAAAATAAGCACCTTCGCTTTACTGGCTTTGGTTTCTAATGGAACGGATATAAATATTTCAAAATCTTTA